GGCAGTGTTAACTGCACGTTAGCAGCAAGAGAACCACCAACAGAAATAATCCTGCCGCCGTGATCTACGGGGGTAAGCGTGGTACTAGAAGTAATTTCTACGATGGTAGATGGACCTTGCTGGTAGATGCCGCCAAGAGAGCGGACCGGTCCTTGGAATGTGGTGCGAGCCATATTGTCCTCACATGCGATGTCGGTGTATTAGTCTGCATGTTGTCAGCCGGGACTGTCTAATACACCGGGCTAACCCCGGAATATCAGTGTTGTATCAGGTTGTGGGGGGTGTGTCAATAAGCTTGTTGGACTTCAATAAATTCTCCTGACGAGGAATAACTCTAAGGTTCCAAGGTACGTGCAAGCCACATACAAATTCAGAACGTAAAGGAACGATATGATCGACAACATACTGCTCTCCGGTAGTTTTGGTCATTGTTATAGCTATTTTGTATAGCTCCCTAATCTGCCCCTTTTGTTCGCGCGTTAACCATTTAGGAGTGGCTAGTCTATGTTTCCTTCTTCTAGCTTTGGTGTCTGCACGAACCCAAACCGTGTTACGTTCTTTCCACGCCTTTTGATATACCCGCTTAACTTCTAACGGGCGTGTAGCAGCAGCTTGAATAACTTGCTCTCGGTTAGCTTCATACCATCCATTCTTACGATCTTTAACATCCTCCCGTTTGTTGTACTCTCGGAAATAGTCTGCGCGTTTTTCTGCTGCTTGTTGCCATTCAACCTTTAGACACTCAACACAAGCACCTTTTGTTTTACGAGGAGCTATGTGCCCATGCTTGCAGGGTTCTCCTGTGAAGTAATACTTTGCCCCAATGTCTTGGGCTTCTTTACGAGTTTTGGGTAGGGTTGTGGTATCCATTTGTTCTCCTGTGACTTAGTAACAGGTAATCTACCACAAAAGTTTGAAAAAACAAAAAACCCCGCCGAAGCGGGGATTTCTGCGCTAAGTGCTTGATTTACATCAAGCGCCAGGGCTACCGAAAATTCCAAGCGGATCAGAAACACCGAAACTATAACGCTCACGGGCTTTATACCGTACGTTCCCAGTGTCGAAGTCTCCATCCATTGAGTTCTGCATCGGTGTGCGAACAAAATGCTTCAGGCCGTTAGGCACATCAGTCGTCAGGAACCATGCGTTGGTATCGGTCAAATAGTGGTTGACCGTATAGCCTTCGGGGATGGAACCCATCATCTTCAGTGCGTTAACGTCGTTGTCAGCCGTAGCCACACGAAGCTCGGTTTGCAGCAAACGAGTTGCCGTAAACATGAGGTTTGGAGGAACGACCAACTTGCGGGGCTTTGCAGCGATCAGCAACCCACGTTCATCAGTCCACGCAGCAATTTGAATCACTGCATTTTCCAACGAGGTTTCGTTGAGATCCGAGTTAGTTGCGGGGCGGTTGCTGTTAACACCACCAGAAACCAGCGGATGCGAAGTCGAGAACAAAGGCTGACCATCACCATAGGTAACTGCCGAGCTAAAGCCGTTGTTCAGAACTGCTGCTGCCTTCACCTCTTTGGTGTAGTACATCGCACGAGCAAGTGCCTTGGTGTAACGAGCAGACAAGCTGTCGTACAAGTTATCCTCAATCGCTTCTTCAGTGATCGAGAATCCAAGTGCAATAGTTTCATGCGTATAGCGAGCAGTCCAAGCTTCCTGCGCGTTGTCATAACTTATTGCAGAACCCTCGTTTTTGACAGGGGCTGCGCTAAATCCTGACAGCTTGGTTTCTTCCTCGAAAGAACGCTCGGAAGTCTCTGTTTCGTAGATTTCCTTGTGCTCTTCGCCATACTTTGCATACTCCAGACCGAACAATGCGTTCAGGCCGGGGAGAAGCTCTTTCAGTAGTTGTGCGCGTGAAATAGCCATTTAATTTCCCCTTCCTTACACGCCAGTTGGGTTGAGATACTGATGTCCACCAGCAACTGTCTGTCCTGTTACGTTCGGTGCGTTGAACTTAACAATAAACTCACAGAAATTGCCGCTAGAGTTAGCAGTATCAGGAACCACATCAATGATACGAATTGGCAATGTAGCAGTGGTCGTACCGCCAGCAGCACTATAAATGCCAATGGTGGAATCGCCAGATTGCGCGTTACTATTTGTACCGTCATATGTGGTGTTTTGCACGATTTGAGCATTACTACCAATCATCGTGCGGCCCAAGAAAGCCACAGATAGACCAGAAGTTGTGTCATTTGCCGTTGTGCCAGCGACCAAAACAGCTTTAAAGAGCTGGTCAGGATCATCAGCAACATAAGCATAAATCGTCGATCCGCTTACAACTGACAGGCTGGCAGGGTAATACTGCGACCAAACAGGCTGTTTTGTTGATGCGTTAACATACTGACACCCTAAAAATACACCTACAGGTGTAGCAGTAGAGGTGCCCGTGTCTTTCTCAATGGTGCCATCTGAAACAATTTTGACAATATCGCCATAGAAAATATTGGTGTTGTAGCCTGTACCAGTTGTATTTGCAATGACTAATTGACGAGTTGCTCCAGCAAACACCTGACCACCGATCAAATTGACCGGCTTTAGACCATAAGGTCTGTCGATAGTCGGGTAAGCCATTTTGGATTAACTCCTACGATTGTTGATTACTACGTCCGAATGAAACCGTGGTTTTGCGCTCTGAAAACAGAGGCATCCTTGGATCATTCTCGCGCATGAAGTGATTGTCAACAGATCGGATTTGAGCTTCGGCTTGCTGTTGATAATAAGCATTCCGTTGATCAACCATTTCTGTTGGCGTTTTGCACAGTAACAACCCACCCACCACGACATTATCTTTAAAACGAGCATTGTCATTATCAAGATACATCGAGATTTCGGGATGGTCTTCTGCGCGAACAGGCTCCCAACCTTCACGGATTTTGGATGACACATTGCGTGGGTCGGCTTGACCCAGCGTACTGACACGAATCCAGCGATAGGTATACCCAGCTTCAGGTGTAGGGTCAGGCAGCAGCGTGGGCGGTGCCCAGCTACGAGGACGCTCATCTTTAGCGCGTGTACCTAATTCGCGGTTTAAGCGATTTTCAACTGTTTTAGTATCAGCCATTTGTCATTCCTTCCGCCACTTTTCGGGCATATGCTTCAAGAGGGATACGTAACTTCTTAGCTAGTGCAACCTGAGTTTGCGTCAACGTGATTTTCTTAGGTGCAACGTTTCTGCTAGCCGGGGCTACAACATTACTGCTCGTCCGTTTCGGTTTTTCCTCCTGCTTCTCTACACCATCAGAAAAGTTTTCGGGGAATACCTGCCGTAATCTACCGTTGAGCCGTTCATAATAATCATCTGAAGTCGGATCAACTCCATTTTTGACCAATTTCTCATGCAGCCCCAGAGCAAAGCTGGTCATTTCCTCATCGGTTCCAAACCACTGATTTTGGCGTTGCCACGCAAGTGCTTTAGAATCTACTTGAGGCGCTGGGGCGAGTTGTGGTTGCATATTTACAGGAACTTCACGTTCTTGTAAAGGGGTGGGTTTAAAATTACTAACCCTGTCAAGCTTTAATTTTGCTGCGGTTAATTCTTCCTGAGCCGCAACAATTTGATCTGCATCGCCAGCATCATAGGCTTCTTTATATTTCTTGCGAGCTTTATCTAATTCAAGCTCTACAGCCTGTTTAACAGAACCAACCAAAAGAGTTTCGTTAGTCCCTAGATTTTTTTGAAGTCGTTTATTCTCTTCAATAATCTGTTGGGCAAACTTCAACGCCTCTTCACGTTCCCGTAAAGCTGCCTCTTTAGCACGACGTTCGTCGTGGTATCCATGCGACAACTTCTTAATTCGCTTCTGAACACCTTCGTCGTATTTAGAAAGCTCGTCATCAGTTACTTCATTGACAGGCTCTTCAAGCGGTTTACGCCCTTTATCCTGCGGGGGCGTGTCGTCAACGACTTCAATCTCAAACTCAACGTCGTCTTTGGCCTTCTTTTCAGGCTCACGTTCGTCTGGAAATTTATACTCTACCTTTTCAAAATCTGCCATATATCACCTCACGCACGTTGAATGCCACGGGGGTCTTCCACCACAGCTTCAACGGAATCATCGTTAATAATCCGAAACTCGCGGTCGTGAATCTTGATGCGAGTGCCGGTGTTGGCACGGGTAATAATGAAATCCCCTGGTTTACACCACGGTCCCGTGGGAAATCGGTTCTGATCGGCATACGCCATATCACCAAGTGCTACAACGAAGAGCACGTTACTCAGTAACTCTTCAAACTTGACGGTAGCGTCTGCCTTAATAATCCCACTATCAAACTTATTTTCGATGTTAGGTAAGGTGCAAAGAATCTTGTACCCCTTAACAATCGGCAATTGCTTGGCTTTTTGCTGAACATCTTCAATCACAGCTTGAGCTGCATCAGTCATTTTCAAATTCCTCATATCGTTGCACAAGGTCTTGTACTTCCATCCTTGCACGGCGCAGACCTTGGATTACGCCGCACAAATTTCTATATTCAGCAAAGTCTTTACAGTTCCCTTCAGCCATTGCGTCACTTACTTCCCGCTCTCGTTCTTTGAGTTTGTTAAATAAGTGATCTAGCATTTGCCGCTCATGAGTCATTAACCACCTCGTTTCATCACAGATTTAAGGATGTCAGCTTGGATCTTTTTATCCTCACGCTTATCTTGGCTTTGCAGTCGGATGTTTTCCTTCTGAGCCTCAAGAGCGATCCGCTCACGCTCGTTCTGTAGCCTACCCTGAGCCAGCGCAACGTCAGCTTGATCCTTAGCAGCTTTGCGTTGCTGCTCCATACCTTTGATTTGAAGCTCTTGTTGCTGCATCTGAACCAGCGGATCTGCTGCCATCTGTTGAGACTGTTGCTGTGCAGCTTGAGCTTGATGGATCTGTAGAACTTGTTGAGCTGCTTCTGCTACGTACTTAGCCATAGCTAATTCTTCAGCTTCAGATATATCTTGCTCCGGCCCAGGCAATGGTGCACCCACACGCTGTTCAATCTCTTGACGGTACTGGAACCCTAAGTGCTCGGCAACGTGCGCCATCATCGCAGCTTGCATCTGCTGACCCATAGGACTTTGCCCAACCATCTGTGCAATCTTGGGATCTTGTATGAATGACATATGCGTTGTGATATGCGCTTGATGATCCTGATAGATAAAGGCTTTTAGCGGCACACCCTTGAGTGCGTTCATGTTCTCAGTCACCGGATCTTTGGGCTTCTGGTCATCCGGCAGGGGTACTAGTTTGTCGGCGTTAGGAATACCCAGCACATCTAACATCTGCCTATGCAGACGTGGTAAGTCATATAACTGAGGCGCACCTTGGGCTAGTTGTAAAGCGGCTTGATACTGCACAACCCGCTGAGCCATCGTCGAGGCGTTGGGATCAGACACAGGAATAACTTCAACAATGTCGTAGTCCTCAGCCTTAACCTGCGGTGTGCCATCCTGCGGCACGTAGCTGTAATCAGGTGAGGTGTACTCCCTGATAATTTCTTTGAGCAGCTTGAACTCTTCTTTCATCGCCGCATGGATGCGAGCCTGCACAGCACCCATTGTTTTTAACTGCCGCTCAAGCAGTGCCAGCGTCGTACCCACCGGAGCCTGACTCGACATATCGCTGATCTTCATATCAGCCATACCACTGAGCCGTCGTGCTTCTTCGGTGATTTGGTTTAGTAAGGCGAGGAGAACCTGACTGGGTTCTTTGTAAGGAAGCGGCAGAATGTTGTCTCTGATCGCACCCCCCGGTACGTCCACATCTCGCCATTCACCCGGAGCGATAGGGGTGTCATCGCCTTTGATCCGCAGCCCACGAGCCTTTAACCCACCGGGAAGATTAGATAGCGACCCTGCATCCACCAACTGACGTATCAGCATGGTGCCTGCCGTGGCGTAGCCACCGATAATGTGGATCAACCCGAAGCCGTAAGCACCAAACCCAGGGATGTACATATAGTGTACAAAGTGCTGACGCCTC